ATAGAATTGGATATAAACGAAGTTAGTGGCACTTGTAAACGAATTTAGTGGCACTTCCAATCGAATTTAGTGTCACTTCCAACTGACTTAGAGGCACTTCCACACGAACTTAGTGGGGGGGCGACTTGGTAATATAAGTACTTAAGGTGTTTAGTTTCCCGAGGCCAGTTCGCGACCCGGGCGTAGCCCGGGCGCGAACGTGGCCGAGGTCTTGGCGCCCCGTAGGGGCATGCTTGCGCCACTTGGGATCCCACTGATCCGTTCTTATGTTATTTACAAAGAAGGAGGGGCCTTGGACCCGGGATACAAAAAAGCAATAGGGCCCCGTAGGGGAAAACTGTAAGTTTTAGTACTACCCTATTGCTTACGTTACGTTACGCTAGAAAAACGGAACGTTCCCTACTGGAACAGCCGGGAGGCTGATGTCCACCTCTACACATCGTCCCGCCGTCCAGAGAGCCGCATTGTGGCGCACGTTGGCGAAGATGATGACATGGGGAGGGTTGTCGAAGACCTTGTTCACGCTCTCGTACTTGGACGAGAAGACGTTGCCCGATGCCACCTTCTCTGCGAAAACATGGAGGTGATCCATGTTCTCCGCCTGACCGCGCGCGATGTCGATGCACACGATTGGCTGGCCGCTGTAGGCGTAGGCCATGTCCTGGGTGCGTCCGTCGACCATGATAGCTGCTCGGTTGCGGATGAGGTAGTTGCAGAGCCAGGACTTGCCATTGTTGCCCGCTGCGTCGTAGACCCAGTGGATGGTCCGGCCGTCCGGTGCTGCGCTGTCCAGCCTGGTGATTAGGTCTCGCTGCCAAGGGCGGAGCACCACGTTGACAAGCTCCTTGGGGATGGCTGTCTGGGCGCGGTAGAGGGCCTCCAGGTTCTTGGCGTTGCGCATGTATGGGAGGGGCTGGGTAGTAGATAGCTCCTTGCAGATGCGCGGCCAGGTGATCCCCTCCCCGATGAGCTCCATGCAGCGCTCCACCAAGCGCTCAGCAGCGCTCGGTCCCTTGAGCGTCCCGTTGCCCCGCACGCTGAAGCCCTCCGCTGTCCATTCAAAGTGGTCAATCTGGGTCTCGTTCTTGCGGCAGTAGCGAGCTGTCGCCTCAGACGACAGGGTGATTTCAAAATGCGCGCCGTCCAGCTCCGGGAAGAGGTTGACGATCGCAGCGCAGCGCATGGCTTTCTTGAACCACAGCGCACCCTGCAGGTGGATGCGCTGGGTGGTCGGGCAGGTCTCGACGTTGAGGATGACTTGTCCGACGTCGTGGTCACGCGACTCGGTCAGGGTATGATACATTGACGCGATAGTCATTTCGTAGTCGTCCGTGAAGCAGGTTAGCGACCAGTTGCGCGAAGGGTTGAAGGGACGCGACATGATTGGTTTGTGATAATGCGCAGCGCGTCGCGATAAATAGTTCGGAAAGCCGTTTCTGTACGACACCCTAAACCCCACACGTAGCTTCCTATAAAAACCGCGCAGAAAGAATCATTCATAAGTTGTTCTTTCGACATAAACTTTCGACGTGTTCTTTCGACGTGTTCTTTCTACGTAATCTTTCTACATGTTCAAGCGACGCGTTAATAAACGTAAGACTGTTCGTCGCGCTTATAAGCGCAAGGGTGTTCGGCGCGTATACAAGCGGAAGTCAGCGCGCAGCTATGGTAACCGTCGTCGGTTTAAGCGTACTTATCGTCGCGGGCGTACTTTTCGCGGCGTTCCTTCTGTACCTCAAGTTGACAGTGGTTCTGGATCGCTTATGAGCAAGTCACGCATGCCTCCTATGAAGCGACGAAAGGTGACAGTATCAAAAATGGTGAAGGCAAATGAGCAGCTCGTTCAGACTCGTTGGTCTGCTGTTCATCAGTTTCGAAACACTGTTGAGGGAGCTTATAATTTTGCCGGAATTAATACTCAGGGTGCTTATGCATTGTTGAATTACAATGATGAATCGTACACTATTTTGCCATGTCATTTGTTTGACATTACCAGTTGTATTAATCGTGATATTACTGGTATAGTACCTGCTAATCCTTCTTGGCAACTTCACAAGCCTTCGGCTTCTTCATCTGGTAGTAAATTCTTTTTCAACGGTATGAGTGGCGATACATTTGCTGGTATCAATGCTGCAACATCATGGCAACCTGAGAACATTCCAGCAGCAAGTGGTCCGTCATTGTTTCCCAATCGTCGGACTATTCTTCGCAATGTATCTGCTAAGTTCTTGTTCTACGGAAGTGAAGCTGCACCAGTGACTTTTACTGTTTCTCTTGTTCGTTTTACGAATGATTGTAATCCTGGATCGTATACAGATACATATGTCCCGCCAACATCTCTACAGGAGAAGCAGTTTCAACAGTATACTGGTCTTTGGGATCATGTTGCCAAGAAGCTTGTTGGCCATCCTATTAATGATTCTAACAGCAGAAATGCAAAGAATATGCACGTTATTAGGAAGGAGGAATTTACTATCCAGCCAGTTGCTGAAATGTATAATGGCAGGAACCTCCTGTCGAATATTCATCAGTTTGAAATGAATCTTCCTCTGGGCAAAATTCTTCGGTTTGATTGGGCTGATGGAGCTATTGATCCTAATCTATTGGATGGTGGAGCATTTGCTTCTAATGAGGCACAGACGTGGAATCAAGTGAAGCCCGATGACCGTCTCTACATTATGGTTACTGCTAATAATTTTCAGCAGGCAGGACCTGCAGTTCCTGATTCAAGTACTGTACCTAGTTATGACATTGTTATTAAGCAGAATCTTGTGAATATCACTTAGTGATGCTGAACGAATAGAATTGGATATAAACGAAGTTAGTGGCACTTGTAAACGAATTTAGTGGCACTTCCAATCGAATTTAGTGTCACTTCCAACTGACTTAGAGGCACTTCCACACGAACTTAGTGGGGGGG